CAGCTTCCCAGATGGGGTAGAAGTGAAGCCCAATAGCGTTGCTACTAGGTACAACAGCTCCAGAAATAATGTTGTTTCCATATAATAATGAACCTGCTACAGGTTCTCTGATCCCGTCTATGTCGACAGGTGGTGCTGCTATAAAAGCAATGATAAAAGCTGTGGCAGCTGTAAGTAGACAGGGGATCATTAGGGTACCGAACCATCCCACATAGAGACGGTTCTCGGTACTTGTAACCCAGTCACAAAAGCTTTGCCAATTAGAATTTGGTTTAGTTAGTGTAACTGTTGACATTTACTTTGTTAATAAGTTCGAGGATTGATGTAGACATTTGTCTGTAGCCTAGTCCAACATAGATTTGTCCTATGACTACAGCAATTGTCATTATACCCCAGAAGGTATAATATTTATTTGTTTTTCTTACCTTTCCCTTTGCCATTTTTCTTAGTGGGTGGGCGCCCTTTCTTAGAGCCGTATGTTCCAGGTCCGTAAGGCATTATGCTACTACCTCTCCACCACAGTCAGAGCCATCAGTTGTTGTACCAACCATTTTCTTACACTGTGCTAATTGATCAGCAGTAGATTTGTTATCATTATAAGGGATGAACCAACGGTCTCCTGTTGTGTTCACCATGTATTCAATTTGAAAGTCGTTAGCCCTTGAAGCGGGCTTTGGGTTGTAGATAATACTCATTAGAATTCTAAGTTAGAACGTTCTAGTTTATCGTATATAGCCTGACGATAGGCAGGATCTTTTTCATACTGTGGATCACTCATAGCTTTCACTACTTGAGCTTGGCTTTTGAATGTATCCCCTTCAGATTTAGCAGCTTTACCTTGAAGCATCTGACCATCAACTCCATTAGAATCATCGAACCTATACTTCAAGGCTTGGACAGCAAAGTAAGCTGCAAGAGGGTTCCCCTGTTCCATAACAGCGTCATACATTTCCCTCTCTTTTTCTTGTAGATTACTACCAGCCCATTGCATCATTTTAGTGTACTGCTCTTCACCACCAACAACACCTTTAAGTTGTTGGATATTATCATCACTTAGTGCAGTCTGTTTTGGTTCAGGAGCTTCTGATCTTTCCTTAAGATACATCTGTGCTATTTCACGAGACTCCATCTTAGAAAGTTTATCTAAAGTAGCATCAGTATACTTACCTGCTTTACCTTCTTCCCAAAGAGTATCAAGGAAAGAAGTATCGATCTCGTCTTCCTTCTCTTCCTTCTCTTCCTTTACTTCGTCTTTGGTCTCAGTAGCTTTCTCTTCACTTGTTTCCTCCGGAGAGCCAAGCTTTTTTTGGAGTTCGATGTAACCTTTTTCAAGTTCCTCTGCATCTTTAAATTTACCAGCAAGTAATTGTTCCTGCTGTTCAGCCATCTTCTCACCAACCTCAAGAGAATTTTGTTCCTCTTCAGTTAGTTCACCTTCAGCTTGTTCACTTGGATCGTAAGTTAGTGTTGCCATTTACTGTAATTACTTTTAAATTTCCTAGCCCAACAGTCTCAACCTTCTTACCAGGCGCACTGATTGTTGGTTTGCCAACCTTCATCCTTGGAGCATACTTCATCTTTGTTTCTGACTCAGGCTTCTCTTCAAAGAGTTCCTTGTCTTCTGCACTAAGGGGTGGTTGGACTTTCTTTGTTACACGCTTAGCCCGGCGGGGCTTCGACGGTTTCATTTGGTCCACTGAGTTCCTCCGCTAATTGTGGGTTTTTACTTGGATCATTCATCGGATCGCTTGCTGCAATCTTACCTCCTTCAATAGCCATCTGTTGCTGTTGCATTGCTTGCTGTTCACCTTGTATCTCTTCCATAGAACGTACAAGATTTAGTATATCTATACCTTGAGAGGCAGCGAGTCGCTTGATAACTTCTTCAGGATTAATAAATCGTTGTGTTGCTTCTGGTCCCATGGTCTGTGAGATAGTAGTAAGGAACATACCTAACGCTTCTCTATCTTGACCACGACCTAAGGCATTCACACCAGCTACAATAGTAGGTTTAACTATTTCTTTTGGTAGCTTAGGTATCTGTCCAGTCTTTTGGAAGACAGACAGTTTTCTATTTAAGTATGGTACTAAGAATTCAACTGTTAGTAAACTGAACAGTCCACCTAACTGTGCTTCTAGTTCCATCTGTGTCATCCGTACTTCTTCAGCAGTAGTACGTTCTGATTGCCTAACATTTAGAATCAAGAAAGCTTCTGACAATCTCTTCTCTAACTGTTGCATCAAATTATATGCGGTTGCGAAGTCTGCAGTCTTACCGACTTGCACAACTCCTATATCATCAGGACGTCCCTGCACTATAGCACCGTTACCAGCTGACGCTAGTGTCTGTGGTTTAGTGGTAGAACTAGGTGACACAACAAATACAACCTTGGCTGCAGCTGCTGATCCTTCTGTTATTGCTTGAGATAATGCCTCAAGACTTTTAAGATCTCCTACAAATTCTTCAACTCGTCCCCGCCCGTAAGCTTCTCCGTCTACTGTATTGAACCTTAGATGAATCCATGGATTAGTATCTAATGGTGCTTTACCTCTGGAGGTAGGGATGATCTTATCAAATACCTCTTGATGCCAGACAAAACGATTGCCATCTCTTTTAATGTGTGTAAACACATCGCAATCCTCTCTGTCCTCATCTTCCATACCTGGTGCTGGTGGTATGTAATCAGGTATTACATCTGCCAATAATTTTTTGGCAATTTTTTCTTTAGTGACGATTTCAATTACATTACCGTTGCCATCTCTATCTATCACAAAGCGGTTTAGCGGATATAACTTTAACCCCTCTTTACCCATAAAGACAAGAGCGTTACCTGCTACTACCAAATGCTTAAGCGCTTGATGTATAGTAACACGATCATCGGAGGCTGCGATAGCTTCCATGATTGTTCTCTCTATCTTTGCAAAGGATAGATCTAATTCGGTCTTAACTTCTGGAGGAATCTGTTCACCAATTTGTGATTCATCCATTTGAAGTTTAAAGAAGCTAGCATTTATAGGCATGAGAGCTAACATTAGTTTACTTGCTAATGTAACTACACCTTTAGCACCAACACTTTGCCATGGTGTGGATAAGTCCCTGGTGCCTCCTCTAAATTGTTCTTCATCTCGAATCAGATAAGGCAGTGTTAGTCTAGCTGCTGTATCTGCTTGTGCTAAATACTCTGAACGGTATCCTAATAAAGCGTCATACCTTTTTCTTGCTGTCATTATACGTTAAGAGTTTTGTTTTTTAGTTTGTAATTACCTCTACTGAGACCACCTAATCCTGTAGCTATCTGACCTGCTAATTGATTTGAGGATGGTGCTCCTTGTATCTGCATAGCAGTGTTCCCAGTTACAGCGAATGGTGTCTTCACTTTTTGAGCTTCAGTCATTGCATTATTAGCTGCAGCTTTATTAGCTGCGATAGCTAATGAGTTAGCACTCTGCTGTGTAGTTAAGTCTTCTACATCTCCTGACTTAGCATAACCTGACAAGTCTGGCATATCTGTTTTCTTAGCATAGCCTTCCAATGACTTTTCTAATGCTTGATACTTTTCAAACCCTTTAGACAAGGCACCTTCTATAGACATAGACTGTCTTAGTCGGTTCTTAATATCCTGAGGTATTACACCTTTAGCTTCATAGTTCTGGTCACCCAGGTACTTAAGCATTTCAGTAGCTGTATACCCTGAGTTAAAACCTCTTCTTAAATCACCGCCGCCAAAGCCGATACCAAAATCACCTGATGCTTCCCATATATTTGTACCGTCTTCACTCTTTCCTTCATAGCCTGTCTTAAAGCCATAAAAATCTTCCCATGTATCAGCCATAGTTTATACTTCTCCCCATGATTTAGGTATGTTTGCTGGACGTTGGACTTTCACTGTTTCTATTTGTATATCTGGTCTAGTAGTTACTTCAGTAGGAGTTTTTACTTTTTCAGTGATAGCTGGGTGCGTAGTCTCTTGTTTCTTAGTTGTATTAAGCATTTCTGTGACCCTTGACTCCATATCCTTAGCGTCAAATAATGGTGTAGGATTCCAACCAGCATACTCTGGATCATTCCTTCTTGTACCTACATTCTCTGCAGTAACTGTGATAGTTTTCTCAGTACCATCTGCATTTGTATAGGTTATGTCTGTACCTATATCTTTTTCATGTATGTAATCACTAGCGTATTGGTTATCCCACTCAGTCCAGAAATCATCACCCTCTGGATCTACTTTACCTTCTGCGTATAGTCGATCAGCGGTTCTAATAAATTCAATCTTATCTTTAATTGTAACAGAGGTAGCATCTTTATCAAAGAAATGATCCCAGTCACCTTCGTCCCATCTGTGATCTCCTATCTCATAGTAACCATCACCATCTTCAACTAATTGTCTCCAAGCATCTTTATAGTGTGGTGAATCTTGATACCAAGCCCAATCGACTTGACCTCTAGTTAGCCATTCAAAATGTTCTGCAGTTGGTATAGTAGGTTCATTACCTCCAGTGTAAGCTGTACGAACTAAGTCCATACCCCAAGTAAGTTCAATTTGTTCTGTACCTAAGCCACTAACCTCAGCTCCTCCTTGCTCTAGATCAGCTGCATAAACATTTCTACTATTACTTTTCCTATCAGTGGTACCATATAAGCTATCGATGTACCAAGTTTCATAGGTTTGAAGTTGATCTGCAGTTAAAGTATCTTCTCTCCAGAAGTCACTAGTAATATCAAGTTCATTATTCTCAGTAACTGTTATGTTCTGACCTTCATGAAACCAAGACCAACCACTTTGATCTTCGTAAGTTCCATCAGAAGGAGTTCGTAGATCTCTAATGTCAGTGTCTTCTGTGTATCCATGGGGATCTTTCCAAGCCATTACTTATTCCTCAAGTCGTTTGACAAGCCACTCTACTACTGAGCGTTGACCTGCCTTGTACATTATACTTGTGATCTCTTCTTTAGGGTGAGGATTAACGATGGGGAAATTCTTGTCCATCTCTTGAAGGATCTTATCATCAACTCGAGGACCAAGTACAGCCTCAAGCATATTGTGGGAGGTTTGCATTCGAATGTTCAAAGAAAGCTGGCATCCTAGCTGCTTTAGTCTCAGAAAACTCAGGCGCTTTGCCTTCGTACATTAAGCGATCACTAGCATCCAGCCAGAATTTTTTGTCCAAATATCTATCGTGAGTATTTATACCTAGAGGTTGAAGAACCCAGTTAATGGTGGCTTTCCTAAGTTTGTCCAAAGAAGCACTAGGGCGTAAACCCAGCTCATGACATACAAGGGAATTAGTTGCAACATGGATTTGTTCATCTCTCGATATGTCGGCGCTGACAGTCCTAA